GGTGGTATTTCTGGTTCTGTTGTTCAAGTTACAGCGTTACAAAGTGCAGAATATTTAGTGCACAATTCACTGTTACTTGGTTCAGGATCTTTAGCAACACCATTTAGTGATACGTAATAAATAGATAGTGGCTCCTTCGGGAGCCACAACTAAAGGAGAAATCTTATGGGATTTAAAGCAGACATACAAGCAACAAGAGCAGTACAAGCTTCTACAGTTGCAGTAGTGCCAAATCCAATTAGACTTAAAGGTGTTATTGCTGCAAATAGTAGTGCATCTTCTGGAGTTGTTGTAATGACAACTACTCAAAAAACTGGAACTACAATGTTAACATTAGATGTTCCTGCAGGAGATGTTATTAACTTTTCATTACCAGAAGATGGAATCTTATTTCCACAAGGAATATTTATTTCAACTATGACTAATGTAGCTGCAGTTACTGTATTAACAGATAAATACAATGCACCTGATCTAGTTGGTCAAAATGGTTAATAGATTATGGATGATTATTACGCGGACATATTAGGTTTTAAAAAAGGTGGTATGCCACCTCGTAATAAAAAGAATTTCCGTTCCACTAAAAGTGGAGCGGGAATGACTCAAGCTGGAGTCATGGCTTACAGAAGAAAAAATCCTGGAAGCAAATTAAAAACAGCAGTCACTGAAGATAATCCAGGACCAAAAAGAGCAGCACGAAGAAAATCTTTTTGTGCTCGTAGTGCTGGACAAATGAAAATGTTCCCAAAAGCGGCAAAAGACCCTAATTCTAGACTAAGACAAGCTAGAAGAAGATGGAAGTGTTAGAAAAAATATATTGGTCTATTTTGACATTCCTCTTATATGTTATAATGGGTCTGTTATTTACAATTATATTTATAGGAGCTTGGATAAGAGAAATGTTCGATAAATACTTTATAAAATTTTTAGAAGCAATTGATAATACTTTTGCTAAAATACACAATTGGTTTACTGCACCAAGATGTAAATGTAACTTAAAAAAGAAAGATAAAAAATGAGAGACACTAAAATTTTAGAAGCATATGCAAAAAACTCTGAAAAGAAGGCTAAAGAAATGAAGCTTTTTAAAGAATTAAAAAAAGAAGTAGATGCTGGAGCAAATGGTACACAAAAATACGTTATTAAAGAAGGAATAAACAAGGGTAAAATAGCACAAAAATGAGTGGTTTAAAATGTAAAAACTGTGACCATGAATGTCATTGTAAGAAAGATGAACATTATTCTCCTTTGATGGAGTTATGTGGTTGCGAAAAATGTGAGCATGAAATTTTAAACGATGAAGGAGATTGTTTATCATGCCAATAAAGGAGAGTGATAGGATGAACTATTATTTTACTGGTTGGTTAATTATTGGAATGTTGTGGTTGGCTTATTGTGGTGGCCCTCAATGAAAAAACCCTTAACAATATCGGAAGAGGCATCCGTGCAGATGCCAATGAAGACGGTTGCCAGTTTAATAGCGCTCGTCGCAATCGGCACCTGGGCTTATTTTGGTTTGATTGAAACACAGAACCAACATCATACTAGATTACAATTAATGGAATCCGATGTTAGAGATAACACGGAGTTTAGAATTAAATGGCCTAGAGGTTTAATGGGTTCATTGCCCGCTGATTCTGAGCAGTTCATGCTTATTGAGGATTTATATAAACAGGTTGAGAAGATGCAACAGACTCAAGAAATGAATATGACCAACAAAGTTAATATAGAATTTTTAATGAAGCAACTAGATAAAGCTCAAAAAGATATAGAAAAATTAAAAGACAAACAACGGGAGTTTGCTAATGGAAACGGTTATTAGCAGTGTCGTTGCTCTCTGTATGTTTATTGCAGGAGAATTGCAAGAACACAGAATACAAGAGTCTATGTCTGATTGTTTAAAGGGTAAAAGACTTGCAGAACGTGATATAAATGTTAATGTCACTTATAAATGTGGTAATGTAAAAGTTGAATTAGAAGAAAATATAGATGGAAGTAAATCAATAAAAAAGATATTAAACCATTGATATAAAAATGAATAAAAGATCCTGTAGCGGATGTACCGCCTGTTGCGAAGGTTGGTTAGAAGGTTCTGCATATAATCATAAATTTTTCTCTGGAAGACCATGTCATTTTAAAGGTAAAGATGGTTGCTCTATTTATGAAAATAGACCAAAAGAACAATGCCAAGATTTTAACTGTATGTGGTTAACTAATTTAAATATTCCAGAGTGGTTAAAACCTAATTTATCAAAAGTTATTATTGTAGAAAAAAATAACAATGATATAGGTTATCATATTGAAGTTTCTGAAATGGGTAAAAAAATAGATTCTGTTGTATTATCATGGCTATTTCAATTTCATACAAATAATAGAATTAATATGTCTATACAGATAGATAGTGGTTGGATGCATTTTGGTACTAAAGAATATTTAGAGTATAAGAATATAAAAATATGAAAGAATTAGTTTTTTTATGTTCTCTTCCTAGAGCAGGTAACACAGTAATAAGTTCTATTTTAAATCAAAATAAACATATAAAAGTATCTCCTAATTCAATAACTGCAAATATACTTTATAATTTAATTTCTTTAAAAGGAACTGAAATATTTCAAAATTTTCCAAATCATAGATCTTTAGATAATGTTATTGCTTCTGTTTTACCTACATATTATCAAGATTGGGATGCAGATATAATTATAGATAGAGGAACATGGGGGACACCCTTTAATTTAAATTTAATTAAAAATTTTATAAAAAATCCTAAATTTATTTTATTAGTTAGACCTATTGTTGAGTGTGCAGCTTCTTTTGCTAAACTTCAAATGGATAATGGATATTCAAAAAAAGAAGCTTGTGATTTTGTTAACAACAGTTTAGAAGAAGATAAAATATTAGGTAGAAGCATAATCAGTATATCAAATATTATAAAAAATAATGAAAATTATAAAATATTTTATTATAAAGATTTTTGCAATAATCCAGAAAATTTTTTTAAAGATTTAAGTAATTATTTAAATACAGAGATTAAGTATAATTTTGATAAAATCGAACCATTCAATGTAAATGGTATTTATTATAATGATGAAATAATTGGTTTAAAAAACTTACATTATATATATTCTGGAAAACCTAAAGAGGAAATATACGATGTTGATAACTATCTTACTAATGATATAATTGATAAAATACAAAAAATAGAACATGAATCTTTTTCAAATACCAAGAATAATTAAAAACTGGTCTTACGCTAAAGACATAGAATACACAAACAACTTTGAACAAAATAAAGTATCTTTTGGAAGAAGATTTGCTAGGCAATACACTAAATCTAAATTATGGGAAAAAAGTTTTTTAGAATTTAATCTTGTACCTGATAAAGAAGAACCTGTATTAGGTAATTTACTTATGAATCATTATGAAGATAATGCTTGTACACATATCCATAAAGATTCAGCTCCAGAAGGTTATGTTCATGTTAGAGCAAATGTTTTATTAAAAAAACCTAATAGAGGTGGAGATATAATAATTGAAGATAAAATATTCTCTATAGAAGAAAATGATTTATGGATTATTTTTGCTTCTTTAGAAAATCACGGATCTACACCTATTGAAAAGGGAGAAAGATTGATTTATTCTTTTGGTTCATTAATAAAATTAGAATCTATAAAAAAAATATTATAATAAAAATGAATCTTTCTCGAAACTTTACTTTACAAGAGTTAATTAAATCAGACACTGCGGTACGATTAGGGGTGGATAACAATCCTAATGCTAATCAGATTGAAAAATTAAAATTATTATGTGAAAATATTTTACAACCAGTTAGAGATCACTTCGGCCCTGTAACCGTGACCAGTGGATTTAGATCTCCTGATCTTTGTCTTAAAATAGGTAGTTCAATTACCAGTCAACATACAAAAGCAGAGGCTTGTGATTTTGAATGTCCAGGAAAAGATAATGCTGAAGTTGCAGATTGGATTTATAAGAATTTAGATTTTGATCAAATGATTTTAGAATTCTATGTTCCAGGAGAACCTAATAGTGGATGGGTGCATTGCAGCTATGTTTCAGAAAAAGGAAGAAAACAATTCTTGCGAGCTTTTAAAGAAGATGGTAGAACTAAATATAAACCAATAATAGGAAAGGCGGTAGATTTAGTATGAGTATTTCAAGATCACAAATGACAAAACAAGTTGATGGACAATTAAGTGGAGCTAAAAAGAAAAAAGCTCCTAAAGGATATCATTATATGCCAGATGGCAAATTAATGAAGGATTCCGAACATGCTAAAAAAAAGAAATCCAATAGCAAAAGAGCTCTTAGCAAGACGTTTACTGCATAAACCAAAAGTGGTACAATCAATTAAGTTGTACAACCGCAAAAAGGATAAGTTATACACTTACAAAGCCGCGGCTAAAATGGAGGAATAAATGGCAAAAAAGATGAAAAAAGGAAAAGGTCCTTGTTGGGAAGGCTATGAGATGGTTGGAACTAAAATGAAGAATGGTAGAAAAGTACCTAATTGTGTTCCAATGAAAAAAAGAAACATGGGCTCTCCTATAACAGGTGAATACATTGGTTCTCATATTAAATCAGAAGTTGGAGAACAAATGGTTTCTAATAAATCTTATGAAGACTATTACAAAGATATTTTATAATGGATTACGCAGAAAAATATTATAAGAATGGAACTCCTGCTAATAAAAAACGATTTAATCAAATCGTTAATGATTTAAGAGTTGATATGTCTATGAACTCAGCTGTTAGCGAAGGACTAAGACAAATACGAGAAGAAATTAAAACTACATCTGGAGGTAAGAAATTTAATTCAGGTGGTTTTATAAACATGAAAGATTATTATAAAGGAATGATATAATGGCAAGTTCAGGAACTACATCATTTAATTTAAATATAGACGAAATCATAGATGAAGCCTATGAAAGATGTGGTCTTACTACAGATTCAGGATACGATTTAAAAAGAGCTAGAAGAAATTTAAATATTCTATTATCAGAATGGGGTAATAGAGGATTGCACTTATGGAAAGTTAAAAACAAAGAACAAGTGATGACCAGTGGCGTGTATCAATATGCTACTCCAAGTGATTGCAGTGATGTTCTAGAGGCTTATATTTCTACAGGTGCAGGTAACAGTCCTACCATTACCGATGTGTCTTTAACTAAAACTGATAGATCTACATACGCTGGATTGCCTAACAAAGGCTCTACAGGACAACCATCACAGTATTATGTAGACAGACAAATTAATCCACAAATATATTTGTATCAAACACCTGATGTGGTTACTTATACTTATTTAAAATATTATTATATTGCTAGAATTGAAGATGCTGGATCCTACACAAATACTCCTGATGCACCTTATAGATTTTTACCTTGTATGGTAGCAGGTCTTGCATACTATTTATCTTTTTTAAAAGCTGCAGATAGAACACAAATGTTAAAACTAGCTTATGAAGATGAAATGAAAAGAGCTTTAGATGAAGATGGTTCTAGAACTTCTTTATACATTTCTCCTCAAACTTACTTTGGAGATGGTGTCTAATGTCTCATGCAACTGGTAAAAGATCACATGCTATATCTGATCGTTCTGGAATGGCATTTCCTTACAAGGAAATGGTTAGAGAATGGACAGGAGCTCTAGTTCATATATCTGAATATGAGCCAAAACATCCTCAAATAAGAAGAAAGACAGTTAAAGCTGATGCTATTGCATTATTAAATCCAAGACCTCAAGACTTTACTTTGATATCTGGAGGAGCTAATTTTACTACAGCAGATTTAGGATTACCTGGTCAATTTGGTTTTTTATCTAATGGAATGCAACCAGATAACGGTTCAGCACAAAATAGAAGAAGACAATTAAATTCAATGGCAGGTACTGTAACAGTGGAGATATCGTAATGGCTATAACGTATGCAAATTTTTTAACTCAAGTAAGAGACTATACTGAAGTAGATTCTAATGTACTAACAGATAGTATTATTGATAATTTTATTAGAAATACAGAATTAAATGTAGCTGGGCAAGTAGATTATGATGATTTAAGAAAATACTCTACTTCATCTTTTACAAGTGGCAATAGAGCTGTAAGTCTTCCTGCTGATTGTATGATAATGAGATCCGTACAAGTTATTAATGGTTCTGATAGAACTTTTTTAGAAAAAAGAGATACTAGTTTTATTTCTGAATACAATGGTTCAGGAGCAACAGGATTGCCTAAGTTTTGGGCTAATTGGGATGATTTCAATATTATTGTAGCACCTACACCAGATTCAGCTTACACTATTCAAATTAATTTTATAAAGGATCCTCCTCATTTTAGTGCTACTAACAATACATTTCTTTCTACTTATCAAGAGTCCATGTTATTACATGGTGCATTAACAGAAGCTTTTTCTTATTTGAAAGGTCCTCAAGATCTTTACACGTTATACAAAAGCAAGTATGATGAAGAAGTACAAGCGTTTGCTCTACAGCAAATGGGTAGAAGACGTAGAGGCGAATACGACAGTGGTGTACCTCGAATTAAAATACCATCACCGTCACCATAAACAAATTTATAAGGAGAATATATTATGGCTATTACAACTAATGCAATTTGCAATTCATTTAAAAAACAATTGATGGGTGGTGAGCATGATTTTGATAGTGGTGGAGATACATTTAAATTAGCAATGTATGTTTCTACTGCTACATTAGGAGCATCGACTACTAACTATTCATCATCTGGCGAAGTAACTTCACCAGCAGGATACTCTGCAGGTGGAAAAGCTTTAGTTAACCAAGGTGTTAAAGTTTCATCAGGAGTCGCTATTACTGACTTTGCTGATTTATCTTTCACTGGAGTTACACTAACAGCTAGAGGTGCTTTAATTTACAACACAACTACTGACGGTGGTACTGGTACTACTGAAGCAGTTGCTGTTTTAGATTTTGGTGGAGAC